TAGTCTTAATAGCGAAGTCACGCATAGAAGCATTCTTCTCGTAAGTCTGAACACCATCATCACTAACGGTAATGAAGTCCATAACTTCTGTACCAAAACCAGATTCAATTAAGAAGTTACGCATAATTTCTGCTTTAATTAAACCACGGTACTGGTCAATAAAGTTAGCAGCTTCTTCACCCAATACATCATTAGGTAATGATTCTGGTGAATAGATGTAATCCAGTGTCTTATCAATACGAGCTTCCATTTTACTAATTTGGTCGTTAATCATCTCATCATTATCATTTGCTTTCTCTGGTAATTTAACTACCAATCCAGCAATGAATTTATCAGTGATGTACTCGATAATGGTTCTAAGTGAATCATCGCTTAAAGCATTCTTATCAATTTCATCGTTAGATGCTTCATTCAATACATCAAGAATATCATTCAAGTTTGACTTAACTGTCTCTTTAAGTTCTGTTCTTAATGCAGGAGAAGCTAGGATAAGTTTCTTAACAAACTCTGTAAAGTAAGGGTTTTGTTTGGTTTGGATTTGTTTGACTACCATACCTACTAAGAAGTTTTGTTGTAATACTTCTCGAGCAAAGTCTACCCCGTAGGAATTATCAACTAATTCTGGAGGTAAGAATGTACCCATTTGTACTAATCTATTAATCAATTCAGCAGTATCATTATCAGGTGCTGGGATATCAGCAGTATTTCTTGTGATATCGTGACCAATATTTGGTACTTTAGGATGGTCTGATTCAATTGCTAGACGAATATTAGATTGATTGATTCTGTCTTCAATCGTTTGTACATTCGATGCGCCTACCATTAAGCCAGCGGTTAATCTGGTTTTTAAAGTAAGTGCTTGTGCAATTTGAATAGTCTTTTTAGGGTCTGGGTCTTTCTCATCAATTCTAACGGTAGCTACTGTTTCAGGAATAGAATTAGCAATACCTGCACGTACTTGTGCTAACATGAATTGAATACGTAAAGATAACAATACTTTCATGTTATCAATTAGAGAACGACCCATGCCTTTGTTATCAAAGTCTTGAGCCATGTAGGTCATGATGTCTTTAGGCATAAACAATACACGTGTTCTTTGTCCTGCTAATGCACGATAAAACATAATCCTAAATGCTTCAGTAGAATCACCAATGTCTAGGTTTTTACCATATTCACCTTGACGTGTTCTTTCAATAATCTCTTTAATAATAGCATTACCGTGAATACGAGATAACATTTCGATTTGACGAGCTTCATCAATCATTGAATTCATGCCATCAAACATCTCACGTCCTTGTTGGATTAATGAAGATGCCATCTTAGAACCACTGGTACGACTATTAAATGTATTACTTAAATCACGATAATAGTTAACAGGTTTTACTTTAGATAAAGGCGCGCCTTCTTCATCGTGTAATACTAAATAACCAACATGTTCAGAAGGAGTGCCAGGTTTATAAATGGGAATAATTGATTCTACTGGATATTCAATTACCAAAGGTTCATTCAAATCTTTACGATAAGTCTGACGATTGTTTTTCAATATTTTAAGATTATTGTCATCACCATAACCTGAATTAACAAAGCTATCAATATTCTTAAATACTTTGTCTAAGATTTGTCTATCAGAAGCATTACTTCTATCAGTATAAGATTCTCGAGATAATCCAAGTGTACCCTTAATTCGTTTATCGGTAGCTTCTTTACGAATATGTCCTAAACGAATCATGTTCAAGTCATCGGTATATTCGATAAAAGTCTCATTACCAGAACCATTTAAATTAACAGTCCACTTACCTTCTTTACTTAATGTAATTTCAGTATCTTTTTTATCTTTTTTAGCACCATCAATATCAAAAATCTCTTTAGGAAATTCGTATTCAATTTTATCACCTACTTTAATTCTTGTATCTACTAATTGATTTACCACATTGTTAGATGTAGTAGAATGATTTGTCTGATAAAGTGTGGGTGTAGAACCATCTGTATTGCCAGAAGTTACTTCAACACTATTAAAGTTAATTGAATAAGATTCTGTAGAAAGTGAATTAAGGTGTTCTTTTTTAGTTTCTGTTTTCTTACCAGCAAAACCAACGCATGGTCTCATGTAATCATCAAGCTGTTTATCGATTTCTGTAATGGATTGTTTACTGGTTTGATAAGAGAATGATTCTTTAGCAAACTCTGGATTAATCAGTTCATCTAAACTGGACTCTGGAATAACTGCAACACAGTAAGCACCTTTAGTAAACAGAATCTTATACATGATGTCGTATAGTCTACCATCTAAGTTAAATCCGGTAGCCATATAGTTTTTAATTCTATCTACCATTTGCACACCTGAACTTTGTGTAAACAATCCAGGTGGAGGTAGATATTGTAATTCTTGACCTGATGTAATATAAGTAGGTGAAAGAACATAGGAAATCAAAATTTGAGCAGCGCGTTGTAAGTCTGGTAACAACTGCATGATGGCTTCATTGTCATCAATATCTTGTGCTTTGTCTGAAGCCATTCCCAGTAGATAATCTAAACTAGGTGTAGTATCAGTTAACTGACCATTGTTTTTAAATGATTCTTCATTTCGACTACGAATAAGTTTTGAAAACAATGAATAACTAGCTGGATTTCTTTTAATATCTTTTTCATCTAACTTAACAGGTCTTCCTTTTAAATGTTCATTTAACGTATTTAACAATGCGTTGTCATTTTTACCACTCATTTTTGATTACCTCTTTAAGTATATAAGGAATTTCGATATGATTAATCAATACGATTATCACTATAAAGTATATATCGATAAGTGTCTAGCCTTAGTATCCACCATGATTATTAAATCGACAAAAGATGCTAGGGACATGAGTAATGAATTATTTTACCGCACCTTACATCGATACGATGAAAATGACCCATCTAGTTGGATATATTATAAACATATCTCTGGTGAATATCACGTAACAGACGAACCTATTTACGTTATTTCTGTAGACACTACGGAAAGAATTATTTTCAATAAAGAAAATTTAAAAATACATAAAAATACTCGTAAAGAGTACTCTTACGGAACTCATAAGTACGAGGAGCTTGTTGCCAGATACCCGAATAAAGAACTCTTAATTAAAGGTATCTTAAATCCTGTAGATATTGAAACAGCCATTAATGCTGAAGATGGTACTATTCTTTCTTACGATAAACGTTTTGTAGAGATTAACGAATATACGTTGATTGAAAGACTGCAAGACAGAATATACGGAATGATAGAAAGATGGTATCAAAAACAATATAATATTGATAATACTTATTACAATATTACCTTCATGGGTGTTCTTTATCAAAAATTATTAGAAGCTGTTATGGAAATACGAATGGAGAATTGCTTAACCAATGAAGCACATTCTTATCACTATCGTCGCTTCTTAGCTTCACATGGTTTTCTAGATTTCTATCTTGAACATCTAACCATTAAACAAGCCATTATCCTCTATAAGAACATTCGTTGGGTAGAACGTTATATTGGTCAAAGACATACTCAACGTTGGTTGATTAAATACATCATGACACTGCGTAGTTTACCTATTGCAGAATACAATGTCATTCAGGTATACAACGATATTGTTAAAGATGTTGAGTCTATTGCTAAGTTTGAGAAAGTATCTTTAAATGGTTTAGAGAATATTGACAATGTTACTGATACATTGACTTTAAAACAAATGATGGATAAAGAAGACCCATTGGCACCATTTAACTTACGTGAACGTGAGTTTGAAGAAAAGGATGCTAAAAACCTTTTAGGTTCTTCTCTGTCTTCTGAACTTAAAACTAAGATACTGGAATCTAAAGCCATTGACTTTACCGATTCAGAAACACATATTTTACCGAATATGTTATTAGACTTCTGGATTGAAATGGCGCACAAGAAAACTTATAAAGCTTATATTACGATTACTCATCCTTTAAATGGTGAGACGATTCCATTAAATAGTAAGAATGCTTTATTGCTTTATACTTACGCTGTTTATAAGTTAAATGGTATTACAGACCCATGTATTCCTGATTACACGATTGGCTTAGTACCTAATAAAAAACGACCTACAATAGATGAGTTAAAATCTGTTATTCCAGATACGACTTTAGTATCTAATAAATGGTTAACTGAATTAATTGAAACCTTCTCGCCTATCCATCCTATTATTAATACGATTGATTTCTACGAGCAAGTACATGAACAATTTACTCAACTTAATTATTTGTTAGACAAAGCTAAAACAGATGAACACTTAGATGCAACTACTTATAAGATTGCTACAGTGTATCAAATGTACCATACCGAGAATGTATCATTTAGAACAGATAGTTTAAAAACATTCCCACAATTTATTAGTCAGTTGTCTTTTGATGAAAAAGGAATGTTAAAACAAGACTGGTTAAAGATTGCTACAGATATTTGGAAGAAGATTACTGGTTTAGATAACATCAATATTAAATCGTTGAATAATACCCATCGTGCTATGATTGGTTTGATGACTAAGTTGTCTAGTTATTCTGTACATTATATTCGTGAGATTAACGAAACGCCATTAATTGCTACTAATTTTAGAAGCCTTAGAATTGATGGTGGTAATAACAAGAAAACCAAACATGTTACTGATTCAGCATTCAGTAATTATGCTACTGAAATTATCGATGATGATACTGTAGGTAAACAAGATATCTACGAAATCAGTGATGACAATGGTATCCATTCTGATGATGGTGGTATTCGTATCTTTGTTGAATTTAATATTGACCCATCTGTTAAAACATTAGATGACCATCTAACTCGCGCTAATCGTATTAATACAGATAGCTTTGTTCGTGTTGGTTTGTATAATTGGGCTGTAGGTGATGCTATTGAAGGTTTAGAAAACCCATTATCTTTACCTGCTCTACCTGGTATGCAATCTTGGATTAACATGCCAAACGAAATGAAAAGAAAAATCATTGACCAGTTTGGTGGTAATTTGGATTGGTCTGAATACGATAAAGATACTAAGAAAGCCAAAGAAGCGCTGGATTGGAATATTCGTAATAAAGATTTACGTGGTTTGGATTATAACAAATAAACGTTAGACTGAGGCGATTACCGAAATGTAGTCGTCTCAGTTATGATGTTCCTACGGAATGATATTCCTACGGAAGAATGTTCCTACAAATTTTGCAATTAAATTATAAAAGGATAAAATATGGCAACAACTACTATTGTACCTAATAAGCGTACAGTGTTTGAATCGGTTCGTACCATTATTGGTAACGAAAACCAAATTCGTCGTGAGTTAGGATTACCTTATAGCATTACTCCTAATTCTACATTGAATGAATATCTTAAAATTAACCAAAATGTAAGCCCTCCTTCTACTACTATTCCTACTATTGGTTATTACTGTATTGGTTACGGTGGTATCAGTATGCAAAACTGTACCAATAACCAAGATGTATTGCCTTTCCCTAAAGTTTTCCAACACCGTGCAGATGATACTGGTCTATTTAAAATGGTACCATTCGTTATGCGTGAAATTAATAACGACTTGACTCCTCAAGAACGTGCCAAGTATGCACTGCGTCGTGAAGAAAACTTCAAAGGTGTAAAATACTATGCTTATTATTTAAAACGCTTAGATTTGACTCGTACTCAAATTTCTACGCAGATTATTACTAAGCAAGCTGATGGTTCTTTTACCAATACTGAATACACTCCTCGTGACAGTAACCTGAAACCACAGCCACAAGAATTGACTGTAGGTGAAGAAAATGTATTGAAAGCTACTTACGCTCGTTCGGTTGCTCAAGTACCTGTTAACTTTGGTAAACAAGACGTAGAAGAAATCTATAATGTATTTAATATTCTACATGGTGACCCAATGACTGCGGTGATTTCAGAAATTGGTTTGGTTTCTGGTATTGATAAGACTGTAGAGGTTGTTACTTCTTCTGGTCGTTCTCAATTTACAGAAGTAATCGCTGCACAAATCGCCCACATTAACCGTACCATTCAATATCTTGGTGCGAATACTGGTGGTTTTGAATCTATCTTCAACTTAGGTATTAACGAACCTATTTGGAATATTTCTCAAAACCAATAAATCATTTAAG